GTTTGCAAAACTATTTACTGAAGCAAGGTTTGAAGCAACAGTATTAACTGAAGCTATAGAACCACCAACATTATTTACGTTAGCTATTGAACCTGCAACTGTCGTTACGTTAGCATTGTTATTTGCAACTGAAGTTACATCAGAAGAAATACCTGCAACAGTCGTAACGTCTGCGTTTACTCCTGCTACTGTTGTAATGTTAGCATTGTTTCCTGCTACTGTGTTTACATTAGCAACATTAGTTGCAACTGTATTTACATTAGAAATATCTGTAGCAACAGTTCCTATATCTGTAGCATCATTAGCAACACTTGTGACATCTGCTGATATACCTGCAACTGAAGTTACATTAGCTGAAATACCTGCTACTGTAGAAATATCTGTATCATTACCTGCAACTGTAGTTACATCTGCATTTATTCCTGCAACAGTATTTACATTAGCAATATTTGTACCAACTGTATTTACGTTAGCTATATTGTTTGATACTGTGTCTATTTCTGAAGTAGCTTCATTTAAGTCGTTAGCCGCAGTTTCTATTTCAGAAATTGCTTCATTTAAATCATTTGCTACTGTAACTACATCACTTATATTTGTAGCAACAGTTGATACATCAGCTATGTTACTAGCTACTGTACCAATATCTGTAGCATCATTTGCAACTGCTGTGACATCAGAAGCTATGTTAGCAACATCTGTTACATCTGAACTTATACCTGCAACTGTTGTAATATTAGGTATGTTAGTTGATATAAATTGTTTGTTAACAGCATCAGTATTATCTACTGGGTCTGCAACGTTTGTAAGTCTTTTATTTTGTACATCCCATTGAAAATTTGCTGCGTCTAGTTTGATTACATCGCCTGCATCGTCAATAGCTTCTTGTGACATAAAGAATGCTTGGTTTGAGTCTTCATCTAAATCATTTTCAGTTAAGACTGAACCTGCCGCATAATCAACTAATCTTGAAGTTTGACTAGTTCTACGTCTAATTTCAATTGCGCTTGAAGAAGCCGGTGGTGAGGTAAAAGTAATTTGAGTTCCTGCTGAGTTCCACGTAAAAGCTGTTGTAACTACACCATTAATTGTTACGGTTACGTCAGCCTGGTCACGATATGAGAAACTTACAGCATATTGTGTAGTGCTGCCATCACCTGTATATCTTACAAATGAATTAGCCATTTTACTCCTTTTCTTCTTCTAATATGGGTACTTATTGTTATGGTTTTTCAGGAAGGTTCATACTTCCTATTTTTCTTATTACGTTTTGAATACCTAAAGCATTCTGCAATATAAACATTTGTGTTAAATCATTATATTGTGATTGTGAGAAATCATAATCTTTGTCCCACATTGCTTTAGCAGTTCTAGCAATACCTCCAGTAGGTGAAAATCCTTTTGTCCAAAGTAAATCATATGTTGGATTGCCAGTAATAATGTTTGAGTCTAGTCCAGTTGAACGATAATGAAATAAAGGATTAACTCCAAATATGCCTAATCCAGTGTCTACTGTTGCAGGTATTAATGAAGCAAAAGCTGAACGTTGAAATCCTGCTTTAGCAATATTTTTAATTATTTCTTCATCTGTTTTACCTAAACGTTTTTCTAAAAATTTCTTTCTTTCTCTTCCAGTCATTAAAGCTGCTTGAGCTTGTATTTGGGCTACGTATGCCATTCCTGCAAACATAGTTGACATCATAAAACCTTTGTAAGCTTGTACATCATTCATTTTTAATCCATGTAACAAATGCTTACCGTAAGCTGTCATCATAAATCCTCTAAACTGAAATAAAATTTTACCAGTAGTAGAGTCTGTTAAACCTCCAAGAAACATTTGTTCACCAATATCGTTTTCTTGAATTGTTCTTCTACCCCATCTGTTTAATGCATGAGCATAAGTAGATGCAGCTTCCTGGTCCACCCAGTTATCAATATTAATTCTTCTAATTTTTCTTTTTGTTAATGCGCCTTCTTCAGTAACTGCGTGTGCTTTAATCTGGTCAATAATTCTTTTATACATTGCATCAGAAATTCCTAAATCTCTAGCACGTTTTTTAGTCATAGCTGCGCTACCACCAAAAGCTTCATCAACCCATTTTTGCACCATACCTTTTAATGCAATTCTTTTCATAGCCATGTTGACTATGTTCATTCCAGATATATCTGCTGTAATTCTATTTAAATGGTCTAATGCTCTTTCTACTTTAACCACTTTTGATGTAGATAATCTTGCACCAAATTCATCAGATTGATTAGCTACTTGATTAATAAGTCTTTCACTTCCAAATCCACCAAAAACTTCTTCGGCTTCTCGCATAAACTCATCATCAATTTCACCATTTTTTAAACGTTTAACAAGTTTTCTCATTTCTGGTAAATGTCTAATTGTTTGACGTAAACCTACGTTTGCAATCAACACACCTATCTCAGCTAATTGAGCAAAACCAACTTGGTTCATAATTCTAGCAAAATTATATTTTCTCATTATTCTGCCAAATGTAGAATATGTAGTAGATATATCTTCTAAAGGTTTTCCTACTAAATGGTCATAACCACTTTGCAAAGCTTTCATTTCATTTATTCTAACTTTATCTTCTCTAGGTATACCCATGTTTTCATATTCTTTTTCTATCTGTCTCATCATAGCTGTCCAATCAGAACCAGATTTAAAACCTCTTTCTGCTAGTGCTATTTGTCCAGATAAATTATTTGCATAGTTTAAAAATAATATTTCTGAGTCATTTTCTAAAAAATCTGATATTGACATTTCGCCATCAGAATATGTTTCATCAAGTTTTGCTCTTCTGCTTTTAAATATGTTTGATGTTCCACCTTTACTAGGAAACACTGCGTTAGTTATTTCTAGTATTTCATCAGCACTTAAATCAGTTTGTTCTCTTAGTAGTCTATTTAAATCTTCTGCTTTAGCATTAAGTATTCCACCAATATTCATTTGGTATTCACTTTTTTGTTTTTGAATAACTCTCATTAAATATTTAGCTAATCGTTTATTTGCTTTTTCGTTAAGACCACCACGCATTGCTTTAGCTAAAAAGTTTTCTACTTTTTCAGAACCAAACCTATCAATAAGTTTAGAAAGTTTAGCGTTAGAATAAATTCTAGTTAAATAATTAAAGTTTTCTTCTACTTTGTCTGCACCTCTAACACCTGCGTCTTTTGCTTTTTGTAGTAACTCAGAGTATCTTTCTCTTTGTGCATTAGCCATTTTGTTTACAGCAGGGCTTTCTATAGACTCTCCTCTAATTGCTCTTGCAACTAATTCATTAAATTCTTCTCTTTTAGTTATTCCATGTAAATGCATTCTTTTAAAACCATTTTCTTTAAGCCATGCATCATAACTAGATACCCAATTTTTATAATATAAAGTACGTTGTCTATTTAATTCAAACTGTTTAACTTGTGACATAGTTCTAGACCTAACCCAGTTCTTGCCAGTCTTACCAATTGACTCGTATAAAATATTAGAAATACCTCTAACTAATTTATTCTTAGACATATCTGTAACGCCTGCTCTATCAAATCTAAACCATTTCCAAAAACCATTGCCCATAAAAACATCACCGTTTTCAGCAACGTCTTTTAATTGTTTTGCCATGTAGTTTGTGTACAGTTCAGCCATAGCGTCATTTTCATCTTTGCCTGTGTACTCTAGATTTTCTTCTTTTATTTTACATTCTGCCATTTAATATCCTTAATCACATTTATAAATTTTACCGTCTTTAGTAATAATGTATTCATCGTTACCATCAGGCATTCTGATTTCTGTGTTACCGTCTGTTCTTATTGTTGTTCTGTCAGCTAAATCTTTATTATATTCATCAGCTATTTTGTCGTAATCGTCTTGTTCAGTTTTGTTTGCAACGTCATATTTTTTGTTACCTTTTGTAGTAGGTTTTAATCCAGACTCTTCAACAATTTCTTTTTCTTTAACAGCTACGTAATCATCCATAGCTTTATTTAAAGCAATGTCATCTTCAGACATATTTCTACTTTTAAATCCTCTAACACTACCACCTAAAACAAATCCTGCCGCAGCAGCGATAAGTAATTCTTTTGTACCTAGTGTAGGATTTTGTGAAACCAATGCACCTTCTATAGCTGCGTTTGTAGTTCCTGCCGCTAAACCCCCTCGTATAATTCTTTGTATACGATTTGCTTTATTCATAACTATTGCAGGCGCTAATAAACCATCTGTTGCTATTGCGGCAGCAATTGCTGTTGGGTCCAGGACTGCTGCGAGAAATCTTGCTGTCATTCCAGTAGCAATTCCTTTAGACATTATAATCTTTTCTTTTTCTTGAACGTCTAAAATTTTTTCTTTTATTCTTTTTAATTCTGCAAAAGATTTTGCTTCATCAAATGCATCCCAATAATCTGGGTTAACATCTTTCTTTAATTCATCTTGTTGTTCTTTACTTAATACAAAATCATTAATACCAAATTCATAATTAGGGTCTAAATCTTCTCTACCATTGTGTTTTAAAATCCAAGATGTAATCCATTCCTGGTCAATAGATGCTTTTGCAATATCTAAATAAGAATATTTTTCAGATAATTTTCTTTTTGCTTCTTTATTTACTTCATCTATTTGAAACTGTTCTTGTTCACTAATAGTAGGTATGTCTATCATAGGGTCTAAAAACGATGGATTTTTATGCCCTTCTAAATAATCTGTTTCTTCTATTTCTTTATTTTGTTTTTCTAATCCTTTAATAATTGCATCTTTATTAGCATAGACAAATTCATTTTTACCTTTTTCAAATGCAGCTTCGTTTATTTGTGTTTGTTCAATTTTTTGATTGTACTCATCTTGTATTTTTTCTAATTCAGTTTTACCATCTTTTTTGTATTGCTCATTAATTTGTTGCATATCATTAACAAAATTAGATACAAAATTTTCAGCAGATTTAACTACTCCAGAACCTAAAGTATTCTCTGTCTCTGTTTTAACAATGTCAGCTTTAGTTTGATTATCAATGTTAGGGTTCATAAGTATTTCTGGTAAAGACCCATCCATACGTATAGCGTCTGCTTTTAACTGATTATCAATTAAAGATGTGTCAGTTTTTTTTAGCGATGCGCTGTGCATACCAGAAGCACTATTAATAACAAAAGAACTTCCATCAGAATAATTATAATTTATTGCTGTCTTTTTACCTTCAGCACTAGAATCATTTACAGTAAAATTATTTATTGTATTAATGCCTAATTCTTGAGCTGCAATATTATACCAATCTATTCTTCTATTAATTAAACCATTTAAAATACCTTTTTGTCCAGTTTTAGGGTCATTAGCTAAAACTATATCTAAAGTATTTTTTAATGCTGATTCATAATCTCCACTAATTAAATCTCTTTTAAAACCTGGAAATAATTTTCCTGCATTGTAATATTGGTCAGAAGCTATCATTTTCATAGAGTTAGGAAGACTATTCCAAGTTTCTTCACCTATGTCATTTTTCATTTGTTCAGTATTATAAAGAACAATTTGTCTAGCTAAATCTTTGTCTGACATTTCGTCAGCATTTAATTTATTAAAACTTAAAAATTTTTTTAGACCATCAGCTATATGTGTAATACCATATCCTCTTGTACTACCTCCCCCTTCTATAGCGACTTTTCTACCTTCCGTGCCTTCATGTTCAGCAAGTTTTTCAATTAAAAAATCTACCCATTCTTCATTCATTTATTTATTCCTTTACTATTTTTAGTCCGTCTTTCATTTCGTTATAAGCGTTTATGTCATCTACTTCGTTGTATTGAGGTAACTCTTCGCCTTTGTATAATTTTAATAATTTTTCGTTTCTTTCTTTTAAAACTTTGTTCCAATTAGCGTTATCTAAGAAAGCTTTGTTAAATTTAGAATTGTTGTTAAATATTTCACTGTAAGTAAATGCAAAAGATTTGCCTTCAACACTTACCGGTGCCATCGTATTTCTGTCCATAACAACAAACATATTGCCAAACCAAGGTGCTAATACTAAATCTTCTGGCTCATAGAATTTTGATTTTTTTGCTACTTCTTCAGAAAGATAAATAGATTTTTGAGTTAACTCTTTGTGAAACGTTGCGTCACCATCAAGTCCAGGCATTTTTCTTTTGTTCCATAAAATACCATCTACAGCTATGTAAGATTTAGTTACCATGTCTATTGCTTTTTGTGTTGCTAGTGTTTCATTAACACCAGTAATCATAAACACTTTTGCTATACGAATAGCTTCTTGGACTTGTGCTGTAGTGTCAGCATCATCTTTAAACCAAAATTTAAATTTCTCTTCTATACCACTTTGTATTTCATCATCTGGTTGTTCAAATACTTTGACTGCACTAGGAACATTCTGTACTTGCCACATTTTTGCAACAGCATCGTTTAATTCCATACCGTTCTTTTCTAATGCTAAGACACCTTCATAAAATATTTCTTCTTTACCAGTTAAATAGTCAGCAACAGGATTGTTGTCTTGTCCTAATCTTTTTAACATTTTAAATTTATTGTAAGCTTTTATAAATTGTGGAACTTGGTCTACTTGAAATATGTTTGTGTTATTAATTAAACCTATTCCTAATTCTAATTCTTCTTTCCATGGATAAAATACTGTAGCATTTTTTGACATAATAGAAGCTATGTAAGCATTGACTTTATCTTCTTTAGGAAATTTCTGTCCTCTGTTAGCAGGATTGCTTTCCCATATTTTTGCTTCTTCATCTACTAATGTTACTATTTTATTGTAGATACTATCTTGTGCTATTTTCTTATCAGACTCAGAAACTTTTTGACCATTATAAATTTCTTTATGTCCAACACCTTCAAAGAACATTTTTTCTACATTTACTTTTTTAGTTCCAGAATTAACTGCACTAGTAATAGCTGTAATAATTTTAGTTGCTTGTTCTTGTGTTCCAGGTGTTTCTAAGAAAGAAGGTATTTTACCATCTTGTCCTCTTTTACCTTTTAAATAATCTACAATCTTTTTAAATTCAGAAGGGTCACCAACGACACCGTTAGCTATTAATGTTGCTCTTTGTTCTAAATAATTTAATACGTTTTTATCGTAATCATTTTTGTTAACAAATTTTTCACTTACAACTTTGTCAAATCTTAATTCTTTTAAACCGTCTGCACCACCTTGTTCCCATGCTTTACCAATCATTAAGAATGCAGCATCGTTTGTTTGTTTGTTCATTAACAAACCTTTTGCTTTAGAAACTTTAGCATCCAAATCTAATCTCATTTGGTTCATGGAGTCGGTGTATGCTCTAGTGTAAGATTTAGTTTGTGTGTCTAATACTCTTAATGGGTTTCCATCTTCTGTTTGAAATAAACTGTCTACATTCAAATTAGCCATAGATTCACCAGTCTCATCACCACCAGTAATATTAGCTACTTTTGTTTCTACACTGTTAAAATCTTCAATAGCATGTGCTAATCCAAAATTAGCATCAACAACAGCTTTTGCATAATAACCTTTTAAGTTTGCTACTCTTGGGTCTTTATTATCAATTAATTTTTTAATTTCATCTGGGTCTGTAATACCTTGTGCTTTTAAATTATCAAAAACATCTTGTGCTTCGTTTTGTTGTTCTTTTTTATAAGCACTAGTAAAATTACTAAAAGATTTATTAAAATTAGATAGCGCATTAGAAATTTGATTTAACTCAGAGTCTTTTGCTTCTCTTGGTCTACCTGTAGATGTTGCTTGAAATCTTACTGGTACGTATTGTGATTTATATGCCATGCGTTATCCTGTAAAAAACTTTCTATCTTCATTTGCCCCATAATCTGTTCCTGCACTTGCAATGTTAATTGCTAATGCCATGTCACTAGGTTGTACTGGAACTGGAAGATTGTTAATTGTATTTGCGTAAGAAGCGTAAGCTTCGTTTTCTTGTCTGTTAAATGACATCATGTCTTTAGTAAACGCCATGTTAACATCCATAAATTCTTTATCTGTGTCTGTGCCTACATCTTTATAAATAGCTGTAGCGTTTCCAACATTAAGATTTAATTGTTTAGACATTTCTGCAATCTTTTCTCTTTTAATTGCATATTTCTCAGCCGCTTGTTCTTTGGCTGCGTTTATTTTATTATTATCAATTGTACCGTAGTCATCAAACAGAGCTGCACTTGCGGCATTCTTAGCATGAAAGTTTGATACAGAAGTTCTATAGGCTTGTTCTTTTTTTGCGTTATGGTCTGCAACTGCACCAACAATGTCTAACGCAAATTTAGCTTCTGCTGTACACATATTATTTTAACTCCTTCATTACTAATATAAAATTTTTTTGTTCATAACCGTAAGGTAACTTTTTCTTAGGTTCAAAACCTAAAAACTGTAACCATTTTAAAGTTTCCCAATTACGTTCATCTACAAAGTTATAAAGATATTTATAACCTTTACCCATTTCGTTTACCCAATAAGGACATTCTTTTAAGAATTGTCTTACATGGTTTCTAAGTTGGTCACTTGATAACATCCATGCAACGCCATAGCCTTCAGCAAATTTACATGGCGCAGTGCCAAACATTCCAATTACTCCTTCTTCTTCTGTACCTAAGATAGTGTAGTTTCTTGAACCTTCATAAGTGAAGGGAAGAACTAATGCTTTTAGTGGACTTAGATTGTCTGAAGCTTTTATTTCACGCCTATCTGCTAGGCGCATTTTAGGTGCTAGGTCTATGCAATCTTTTACAATTGCTTCCCTTACGCATTTTTCCATATTACATCCTTCTATTTCTTCTATGATAAAATCCTTCAATCTCTGCTGATATAAAGTGACAAGGTAAATGTGAACTTGAAACAAGCTTACAAACAAACTCAGTGTTTCTACATTGAATAGGAATATTAAATGTTCCACTTGCAATGTTAGGCTGTCCAATAACTGAATTTGCTGAATTAATAACATTACCAGTCATTTCATATGTTGATAAATTTCTACCATTAGGCAAAACTGTAGCTGTAAAGAAACCACTGTCTTGATAGTCAACACGCATAGTTCTTACTTGGAAACGACCAGATGTAATAGCTATTTGTCCAGTTGCACCAGACTCTCTTACATAAGGTTTTGAAAATTCATATAAAGATTCAAATACTGTTCCAAAAATACATGACGTGTGATTACCTTGAACAACAACAGTTGTACCAGTTTCACTATCAATAGTTAAATCTGCACCGTTAGTTGCGTCAATAGCTATTAAAGTTTGGTTGTGTTCATACGGTATAGTAAATGTAGTTTTATCTGTGTTACTATCGTATGTTCCTGTTAATATATCTGTTTGTAAATCAATATTGATTGGAAAATCTAAAGTATTAAAATTAGGATTTCTTAAATCTATTTTTAATAATTTTAAATTAGTTTTTTCATTAGCTAAAACATAAATAAAACTATCGTATGCTTCAGCCGATACAATCTCCATGTTAGAGAATGTGAATGTAGACCACGCAGATTGTACTTTTTTATCTGCATCCCAAAAATATTTATATACAAACATTTTGCTAGAATTAGTTCCACTAATGTTTGAACTAGGTGTGTATGGCGCTGTATTAGTTGTGTCTAAAGTATCATGACACAATACAATCATTGTATCTTCAATGTTATTAGAAACAATTTTATATGCATTACTAGGTATTAAAGTGTTAACACCAATTGTAATATCTAAACCATCATTAGTTAGTGTATCATCATCAGCAAAATATTCTGTTATAGCAGTCTTGTCATTTCTCTTTTGTGCAAAATAAACAAATTTACCTGCCGCTTTAGGTTCAACTTTAGTGTCATGTGAAAACGTACTTGTTTTAGATAACACTGCTGTTGTTGGTGTAATACTATCACCAGAAGATTCTAATATGTATTGAGACTCAGCAGAAAACAATAACAACTGTTCGTTAAAATCTATAGAGTTGTAAAGTTTGTTTACAGTTGTACCACTTGCTGCAACATCAATAGGGTCAGTATCTAAAACATCTGTACCAGTTGTAGCATAGAAATTATAATACTCACCGTTTTCTGACATAATCAAATTTTGTCCAGAAATAATTCCAAATCTATTTTGAAAGAAAGTTAAGTTAGTAATTGTTTGTCCAACAAAACTTGGTGCAGGGTTTGTAGTTTCATCACCTGCAACTCTGTCAGTATAAGTTTGTTGTGCAAAAGTAAATGTACCATTGTTATTATTAATTAACGCATGGGGCATTGTGCTATTGTCTAAACCAATTTTTACTCCTGGTCCTACAGTTTCTCGCCAAACACCGTTAGCTACAAATTTTACATAATAGTCTGAAAGAGTATCACCTTCTTCACCAGTTACTTTAATAATCATATCTGGTTTTGCGTAGTAAGGTAAATCTGTAAAATCAGCTATTTCATCTTTAACAGCATACATAGCTTCGTTACCAAAACCGTCTGTTGTTTCGACTGTAAAAGTACCACTAGAACAAGTTAGATAAATTGTGTTACCATATTGTGTGTTTGAAAATGTTCCAGTAATTCCAGAATAATTAGCTAAACCTTGAGACGTACTTAAAGTTGCGCCTGTGTCTGCTCTTATAGTTTTAAAACCAATTCCATCTGCCGTACTTGACCAGTGTGAAGACGCTGTTCCATATAATAATATATGAGCAATCTTTTCTGTATCTCTAAATTTACCATCTGTTGATGCGTCATTACCAGTAGGCATTTGAAACAATACTTCTATTGGATATGACCATGTAGAATGATTTAATTTAACACTGTATTGTCTACCGTATTGTGAACTTTTAACATAAACAATTGTTTCTTGTACCTTGGCTGCTGTAGTAGTTGAGTTTTCTGCTACAGTAGTTTGTCCATTAGATAAAAAAGTATAGTCAGCAATGTTTGTAAATTTAAAATCTTCTAAAGGGTTTGTAGATGTTAAGTAAGAAGTTCCATCTGGAAAACTAACTGTTTTTTCTACACCATTTAAATCAAAAACTTTAACACCTTGATTATAAAACACAGCAACATACTGATTGTTAGCATCTCTATTAATCCATTGTACTGCACAATTATTTGGTATTGCTTGATTAGATAATAAGTTTGCTACAAAATGTGTTCCTGCTCTTTTAGATAAACCATCAATAATATTTGATTGAAAATTAATTTGATTTTCTGATTGTGATACATTTCGTTGTACCGAGTTTTGTTGGCTTACTCCGTTAATTAAGTTAGGAATTGACTGAGATATTAATGCCATAGATTAATTCCTTGATGAACGTTTATTGCCACGATTAGTAATGTAGTTCATGTTGTATTCATCTTTTAAGATGTTTGCGTCCATTGCTCTTGAGTCTGCTTGTTCAAAAGCTACATGAGCTTCATTCTCATCTAAGCCTGCTAATTTAACTAATTCATTTGCACCAATGTAACGAGCTGCAAATCTTCTAGAAGCTTTAACTACAATGTATCGTCTTGCGTATTCTGGAAGATGTTCAAATTGTTGTACTAAAACTTTGTCTATTTGTGGATTGTATGTAAATACATCTGTATGATTTTTTAAGTCATATAAAAATCCATTACGAATTGTGTATTGATAAACGTATTGATACGGTGATGATGCTTCAGCTTGAACACAGTTTGCGTCTAGAGGTACTTTATTATTTGAGTCTCTATTCTGTGTTACTTCAAATTCTCTATTAAAAAACCATCCTTGTGATTGGACACTCATAGACGTTTCATCTAAAATATTTTTAGCTACAGCAACGTCAGTACCAATGTTACCTGTAATGGCTGACACTGGTGCTTCACCGATAAAACTTAACATAGTGTTTATCGCTTGTAATTCTGTTGTTGGTGTAATTTGAGTTGTCATGATTATCCTTTGTATAATTAAAGTGGGGGATTAAGTCTCCCTCTTCCCCCACTCCTTATAAGTATAAAGATACTTAAAAATTAAGCGTCTTTAATTCCTACTGCTGCTTCCGGTCTTAATACACCATGTCCCATAGCGTATTTAGCAACCATTAGCGTACCTTGTCTTCTGATGTCGTATTCCATCTCAGTAGCCAAGTCCATTAACTTCACAGTTCCAATTGCACTAGGGTGAGATACCAAACCTTCGTAGTTTGCTAAGTTAACAGCTTGAGGTGTTGAACCACCTTGAGTTGCTGAACCTGCATCTGCACCAGTAGTGATGTTAGAAGCAACGAAATGAGGTACAGGGATTAATGTAATTCCTGCAATCATCGATACTTTACCTTCAGCAATTGAACCTCTACCACTAAAGTCAACATTGATTGCGTTTGTTGCGTTAGCTAATTTGTAATACATTTCTGGTTTTAAGAAACATACTCTTCCTTCAGACGGTACATAGTTGTTGTCTAAAGTTTTAGCTGCATCAAATAATGAATCAATGAATCCATTAGCAGAAGTTGAAGCAGTTGCACTAGCAATTGCAGTGTTAGTTAACACTGTACCTGTAGGGTACGATGTGTCAGCAACGTTTGCACTTGTAGTTTGTGCTGCTTGTCCGATTGTTTGTAAGATATGTTTATCTTTTTGGAAAGCTAATGCTCTTCCAATTTCGCTTGAATACGCTGACCTTACTGACCAGTGATTCTTTGCTTCCTCAAGGTTACTTAAAAACACATGAGATATTAGTAAATCGTTAATTGTGATAACCTTTTCATTGTGGTTAACATTCAATCCAACGATTTCTGCGCCAGGTGTGTGATACTCAGCACCGACTCTTCCCATTACTGGGAAAGTTGCTGACTTACCAGAAGCGATACTTCTGACCATGTCTGCACCTTCAGTTTTTGACGCTCTTTCGAATGAAGTAAGAACTTCTCCGGAAAAAACCTTCAAAAACAAAGCATCTTCAGCACCACCAGTATTCACTCGACCTATTGCGGCTGGGTTTCCTACTGCCATATTTTTCTCCTTTATAGCTTTGTTGATTTAAAAGCCTTCACTCAGTCTTATCCTTCACAAGATTGTCGTTCCTCGGAACGGTCAAGTTAATGTACTTAACTTTGTGTTAGCAAGTTGCTACCTATAGAGGTAACACAACTATGATTTGGCAGTCTTTGCAGCTCGTTTAAAATTTGCTGCTGTTGGTGCGCCTTTACTTCCAGGCTTTCTCATTTTTTCACCACTGCCACTTTTGATTCTTTGTCGTTTAGCATGAATGTTTGCGTATAGTCCACGTTTTGCCATTACAACCTACTATTCTTTATTTTAGCTTGAACATCAGCTTGATAAGCTTCGTCTTTTGCATATCTTGGGTCAGACATTGCTGCTGTTACTTCAGCCCATGAACGATAGCCACTTGCATTACTTGTGCTTGGTCTATCACCTTTTGCTAAACTTGGTTCTACACCTTCAGCATTTTTATATTTAGCATTCAATCCTGCGATTGCTAATTTAGTTGCTTCGATGTCTTTACCGTTTACAGTTCTATTGTAAGCGCTGATTTCAGCTTCACTTAAATTTTCAGAAGCCCATGTCATCATGTTTTTATATGCTTCGTCACCACCAACTTCTTGTTTTAAAGTATTAGCAGTTTGTGTAGCTATAGCTTCTTGTCCTTTAATAAAAGCATCCACATAATCTTTAGGTATGCCTGCTTTTTCTAAAGCTTCATAAGATTTATCATTAAGTTGTCCACTCTCATTATATTCTTGTTGTAGAGTTTCCATACTTAGACCTGCATTTTCAACTGCTTTTTCAGCTTTGTCGATTGACAAGTCATCTTCTTTTTTAGTTTCTGTTTCTTTTACTTCTTCTTGTTTAGGCTCTGATTGTCCTAATTTAGTTTCTAATTCACCGTAAGCTTTAGCCATATCTTCTGGTGATTTAAATTTTTCAGGTAACCATTCTGGTCTATTTACTTTAGACTCTTCTATTGGTTTATCTGCTGTTTCTTCTGTAGGTTTTATTTCTACTTGTTCTACCATTTAATTATCCTCTTGGTTTTGTAACATTGTCTGCAACTTTAGGAGCAACATTTTGTGCTGTCTCCATCATCATTTGTTGTTGTTGCATTTGCATTTGTTGTTCTTGTTCTGCTTGTAACTGTTCTGGGGACTTGATTAGATTTTCTGTTTCTATTCCATGACCTGTAGCAAGTCTTTCAATTAAATCACCGATGTTTAACATCTGTACTGCTTGTGGGTTCATTTGTGCTAACTGTCCTATTTCAGATACAAACTCTCTTAGTTTCTGTAAGTCATTACCTCTACCTAGTGCTTCAACACCAGTAATAATAGTTGGTCTTACAGAACCTTTTGGAAGTTTTGGTATTTCATTTTTACTTCCCATTCTTGTCATTAACAAAGAGACTAAAGGCAATTGTAATTCTTGTGATAATAAAGAATAAATTCCACCCATAGCTGTTTCAAGTTCATTAGCCATGTATCTAATTTCTTGAGCAGTAACTCTTTCTGCTTGACGTTGAATTGCTGTATTAAGTAAGAATGCATATGCTAGTCTTTCTTCAAGTCTACCAATTGCTTTTTCTACTGTTTGTAAATCATAAAATTTCTGTGCTTGTAACACGCTAACATCATCTTGATTTCCAGATATAATGTCACCGTTACGTGCTACTGCTAAATCTCTTTTCTTTGTTGTTGAATTTGGTTTGACCATAAATACCATTTTAGAAGAAGCCGCAGCACTTTCGACAAGTGATTGTGATAATCCTTCAAGGCTCTTCAAGTCACCAATAAATTCCTCTACGTAACTTCTTCCATAGTCCTCAGAATCTACACGTACCATTCTTAAACAAATCCATGGTAATTGGTCTTCAGCATATTCACCAATTGATGTAGGAATTTTAATTCCTTTTACTTCTTGGCAAACATAAAACTTTTTATTATCTAGTTTGTAAATGTGTGTATACAAATCGCATGAAGTTTCAGACTTAGCGTCTTCTTTACTCATTTGTTGTAACACTATTTCTCTAACTTCTGGTTCTAAACTTAGAACCGATACATTTTCTTTTACAACTATTTCTAATAAATTTCCGTCACCATCCCTTTTACATACATATTGATTTAATGGAAAAACTCTCATTGAACCTTTTTTCGGCAAATGACAAAGTACATTGCCACCAACAATTAAATGTTTTATAGCTTCAAAGATTGGAACTCTAATTGCAAGAGACTCTATTTTACCCATAACTTCTCTTTCAATTTTTGCTAAAGATTTTTCAATCGCAGTTTTAAGTTGTGGTTGTTCTTCAACTTGTTCTTTAGCTTTACCTTGAATAGCTAATCTAAAAAATGGTTGGTTAGGGGGAAGTAATAATAGTAAGAGTTTACTAGCTAAGTTATTAACACCTCTGCTTCCAACTGATTGGAAGGGGCTATAGAAATCTTGTGTAGGTGTAAATGAATTTTCTGGAATTAAAGTTGGTATCGTCAATTCACTACACTCACGTCCACGTTCTAAAAAGTGTTCTCGTTTTTCTGACAGAGCATTATATCGACTTTCTGCCGAGTTAATTAAATTTTCTGCCATTTGGAATTCCTTATATTATTGTTCCACTAGAACCTGGAATATTTAAGTCAGTTTGCATAGCTACTGTACCTTTTTTTGATTTCTTCTTTTTTGCTATTTCCATAGAATCTTCAGAAGCTAATTCAATAGAAGGTGCTAATTCATCACCTGATTGTACAGCCTGTCTTACTGGCGTAACTGTTTCTTGTACAGGTGGTTGCGATGGACTACTCATACACATAGTTATTTCTCCTTGTTAATATGAAGGTATCGTTAAATCAGATGATTGACTTGTCGTTATGTCTGAACTTTGCGATACACTGCTTTTCTTTGTTGTTTCTTTCTTCACTGGTGTTTTATCTATTTCTGGTGAAGAATCTTTAGGGTCAAATACATTCCCATCGACATATTTTATATTTGGGTCTGGTCTAGTTATAACTGGCGCAGACTTTGTCGATGATATACACATATTATTTACTCCCTAATAAATTATTTTCATTTCTTTTTTTCAATTCAATTAACCAATTGACTACACTTCGTTGTCCTGCTTTGTGCCAGACAGTTTTTTCATTGTCTTTTAAATCAGGCGCTTTTTCTGGAAAAACTTTATCTAAAAGATTAATTAATTCGTCTACTGTGTAGGGTAATTGAATGTCATCTAAATGGTTCATACCTTTTTCCTTCTAATATGGGTACTATTAACCCCATAAATTTCCAGTCATACTTCCTTTTGCATATTCTGTTGCTCTGTTTTCAAAGAAATTTGTATGCTCTACACCATTTAAAACCCAATCAAGCCAAGGTAATGGATTATCTTTAACAGCAAAATTAGGTTTTAAGCCTAGCTGCAACAGTCTTCGGTCTGCAATATGACGGATGTATTGTTTAATTTGGTCTGGCTCTATACCTTCCACACCACCTTGTTCAAATGCTAAATCAATAAATTTATCTTCTAATGATACCATGTCTCTAGCAATGTCGTATAAAGTTTTCTTAAAATCATCATTCCAAATGTGTTTGTTTTCATCAACTAATGCATGAAATAATTTTATTAAACAATCAACATGATGGCTTTCATCTCTTATGGACCAGGTAACTATTTGGCACATTCCTTTCATTTTTCCAAATCTTTGAAAATTTAAAAGCATTACAAATGAAGCAAACAATTGTAGTCCTTCACCAAACGCTGAGAATGTTGCAAGTTCTCTTGCCATGCCTTCAACACCTTCACCTTTATTTCTAAATAAATAATCGTGTTTGTCAGCCATAGCTTTATATTCTTGAAAAGCTTTGTACTCACTATCTGGTAAACCAATTGTATCATTTAATAATGAATAAGAGTGTGCATGATTAGCTTCACTTGTAGCAATTGAAGATAACATCATTCTTATTTCTGGTGGTTTAAATTTTGGAATATAATTATCAAGGTACGCTTGAGCAATATCTACATCGCCTTGCGTAAAGAATTTTAAAATCTGTGTAATTAAATTCTTTTCCTTATCAGTTAATCTTTCATTCCAATCTCTAACGTCTTCTGCTAATGGCACTTCACTTGGAAGCCAGTGCATTTTTTGTTGTTGGTCGTAAGCTTCAAAAGCCCACGGATATTGAAATGGTTTGTAATATTCTCTAGTTTTTAATAGACTCATTTTTCCTCCTCTATTTTGATTAAATTTTTTCTATCTAAAATTGCGTATGATAAATTTATTGGTTCAAATTCATTAAGATATTTAAAAACAATTTCTTTATCTAATGTACTACAAGTGTAAACATCCAATTGCACAATGCTTGGGTTTGTTTCATCCCATGAATGCATTGCAATGTGTGATGTCTCAATACAAGACACACACGTTAATCCTCTATTGCCTTCTTTATTACAGTAAACTGCAATTGGCTGTCCCAATCGTTTCATACCAATAGATAAAATTAATTTTTTTATCCATTTTTTTATTTTACGAATATCTGTAGGAGGTTGCTTAACTTCTGCTCTTATAATTATATGTCTATGTTCCATTAAAAATTATTTAATAATTCAATTCCTTCAATCAAAATTATCACTCCTAATTCTAATGCTAAAATTGTATGGTAGATTGTCCACAAAACTGTTTGCTTTTGTTTTTTGTGACAACTACAACATTTCTTTTTTGGTTTATCTAAACCATCAAATATACTACTGTCGGTCATTTTTTTCCTTGCCCTCTATATTTAAGTTGTTTTCTTGTTCTGCCTTTACGTTTACTTTTGTTAAGCATACTAGTGCTAGGGTTTTTACCTATGCTAGTTTTTTTATATTTAGACCTAGTCTCGTGTGCTTCTACATTAAGTAAATTCTTTTTAACTTTTGCCATACTATGCTTGACAAGCTAGACACTCGTCTTCTGCGTCTGGTCTAACTACCCTTTCTATTTTTGTTGAAATTATTTCTGCTCTTTTAATTGCTTCTGAACGACAATAGTAAAGTGTCTTCAATCCTTTTTTCCAGGCTGACAAATGTAACAAATGTAAATCTTTAATGTTAACATCAGCAGGCACAAAAATATTTACACTTTGTGATTGGCAAATATATTGTTGTCGGTCAGCAGCTAAATCAATAATCCATCGTTGGTCTATTTCAATAGCTGTAGCAAATACTTCTTTTTCTAATTCAGATAATTCTTCTAAATGTTTTACTGAACCACGTTTAGCTAAAATACTTTTCCAGGTAGTATCATTATCAATGCCTTTTTCTTTTAATATTTTTTGTAAATATTTATTTTTCATTAAAAATGTACCACTCATAGTTTTTTGACTGTAAACATTTGCTCTCATAGGTTCGATAGATGGACTGGTGCTGCCACAAATAATACTGCTTGTTGCGTTTGGTGCGATAGCTAACAAGTGAGCATTACGCATTCCAGTACCTACCATGTCTGGCGCTTCACCTCGTTCTTTACCTAATGATTTAGAAGTTTCTTCTGCTTGTTTTTTAATATGC